GTCGCCTTGGAGGCGATATGGACGCGATACTCGATCAGTCCAGAGGAAGTACACGATGTGGAAACCTTGATGATGCGAGTTGACAGTTTGCCAGCCTACCTTGAGCACCCAGTGTTCGGTAAGCTGTGCGCCGCCGACTACTAATAGTAGTCGGCGAAGGGGCAGAAGGAGACATCCCGGGGAGTGACGCCCCCGCCCATTTAGTCAGGACGTACGGAATAAAACAAGTAAATGGTCAACAGTAAGAACAAAAACAAACAAAGACAAGCAATTGCCGGAGTCGATGGACAAGGCAACTACTACACTGATCGTGTCGTCCCAGTCATGCAGCAACTGGTCCCGAAGGGGACTTTCGCAGCATTTGGACGCAAGGCCGGTGTGCTTGGCGGAACAGCCCTCGGGGCACGCGCAGGACGACCAATCCTCGGAGCCATGGCCGGCAGAACGGCCGGCGGGTTCCTCGGAAATGGGCTGTCGCGTATTCTTGGGTTTGGGGACTATAGTGTGCAAAGCAACAGCACATATAAGGAGAGTTTGGCGATCGCGCCGGGAGAGTCTGTCCCGTCCTTCGGGATGATCGGACAAGAGACCCGGGTGAGACACCGTGAATATATCCAGGATATAGTTGTGCCAGCCACCCCCACCGCCTTTACGAACGCCGCATTCACCATAAACGCAGGTAACGCAACCACATTTCCGTGGCTAGCAGCACTTGCTTCCAATTACCAGCAGTATAAGGTTAATGGAATGGTGTTTGAATTCAAGACACTCTCTAGCGATATCACAGCTGGAGGTGCTCTCGGAGCGGTAATCTTAGCCACCAATTACGACGTCACAGAGGACGCCTTTGCAGATAAATTGCATATGGAAAACTCTCAGTACGCCGTATCAGCCAAACCGTCCCAAAGTCAGATCCACACCGTCGAGTGCGACCCGAAACTTACACAGTCGAAGCTGTTGTATGTTAGGGATGCATCAAGTGCGGCCACTGGATTAGACGCCAGGATGAGCGACTTAGGCAAATTCCAAATAGCCACAACTGGCCTCCCGGGATCGGCGGGCGCTGTAGTTGGTGAACTCTGGGTGAGTTACGACGTAAGTCTGTACAAACCTGAGATCGCCGCAGCGACCATTCCATATCCTGAGGGCACCGTGGCTGTAGCCGGATCGAAGACCGATTTGTTCGGATCGACCCTGTCTACAGGAACCGCCTTTACGGTCAATACGAACACCGTCACCTTCCCGGCAATCGGGTCATGGATGGTGGTGTTGCGTTTGAACGGAACTACCCTTATCGAGCCAACCACAGCAGCGTCGACTGCCACTGTCACTGTCTTAGACAACACTGGTATCAACGCCGCGGCCACCACGGGAGTTTTCGTTTATAAAATAGTAGTAACATCAGCGTCACAAACGCTAGTGTTTGATGCAACTGGCTCAGCCTCAGTCTCTGTTGCCCTGCTTCGTGCAGCGGTATATACACTAACTTAGTGTAGACCACCTAATCAGTGGCGTTGACAATATTTGAAAGAAACGTACAACCG